TCTGCGAACAATCTTAGCTCTGCAAACAGCCGTCAAAATCGTAAAGCGGTCCAACGACTGAGATGACCGACGGCGAGCAACTGACTTATGAATGACCAAGCGACCCAAGGCACAACTCCAAGCGCATCCTCGCCGTTCGGTCCAGCGATGTGTTATGTGGCCGTGGTTGTGGACATAGATCAGTTGACTGGCAAACCGTATCCAATCGTGATGAGACTGACACCTGAGACAACCGTGGCCGAGATGTTAGCGTGGTATAAGGAAAAATTTCCGGGCGCCACATGGATGTTTGGGATGACAGTAACCCAGGCCACATAACGACTGAGATCAGGCACGCCGGAACCCAATCCCGGCGTTGCCTGCATCGAATTGTTAGCAGCAAATTTATGTGTCTCTCAATCGCAGTGAATAGACCGGATGTCGTGCTCGCGGAAGGCTCACACGCTGGTCATCAATGGGTCGTCGTTCATAATGGGCTTGGCTTCCGATGCGGATATGTCCGCGTTCCCAAAGGCCATCCGTGGCACGGCAAAGGATACGACGATATCGACGCGAGAGTGCATGGCGGGCTGACGTTCGCGGAACCTGACAAGCCATGCGACAAACCGGGGGATGATGACGCCTACTGGGTCGGCTTCGACTGCGCTCATTCTGGCGATGCGCAAGATTCATCGCTGCCTGCGGAATATCAGAGGCGGAACCGGATCGGTGACACCGTAAAGACTCAAGCGTATGTCGAGGCTGAGTGCTGGTCACTGTGCGAGCAAGCCGCGGTTGCTGCTAACGACCCAAGCTGAGCGACCCGGCGAGATGAACAAAATCTCACAGCACGCTAAGAAACGTGGTAGGAGCAGCGACTCCGCCGGGTTCGCTGCAGCGCATGGTTAGGGCCACGAATATGGGAATCACCGAACCAAGAGATCAAAAGCAAATCCATTTCTGCGCGATTTGTGGCGGTCCTGGAACCTCCCGACATCATCTGGTGCCGCGCGGGGTTCGAGGCCAGATCAGTCCGAACCCCAGGACGGAACTCATCCGAACCTGCGCGTCGTGCCATCGGGAGATTCACTATTACTTCTCGCATTGGGAACTCGCGCTAAGATTCAACACCGAGGAGCGCATCAAAACCGAACTTGCCAAGAGAAAAGTTTGGAAGCTCTCAAGTGGCCCTAACGACAAAGCTGAGGCACCGGGCGGCGAATCCCGGTTCGCTGCAGCGCAGTGTTAGGAAGGCAATTATGGAAAGCGAACCAATCGACATCTCAACTCTGGACAAAGGCAGCGTGCTCGCGGCGCTCTACAATGCGTCCAGACCACTGGGCATGGGGTTCATGCAATACGACCCGAAACCGATGCAACCGGAAGAAGCAACGGAGCTGCTGAAACGCAGCACGTACTTCGACTATCTGAAGGGGCGCGTGATGAAAGTGAACCTCAGAGGTAGCACGCTGGACCCTGCGCTCTACGACAGAGACAACGGAGACGGCGCGGCAAAGCGAGCAATCGAGGCGCTGCGAGCCTCTGGCGTGAATGGACCCAAAATCGCATCGGCGCATCAGGACGGCAAAAGGCAAGCGGCGGCAAGCGCAAGAGCGGGTCTCGCCAAACCAAGTGTTATGACGACCAAGAGCGGCTTGCCGGTGATGGAAATGGGGCTTGCAGACGTGGCTGATGCACTTGGCCCGAAGATCAATCAGGCCACCGACCATGAGAACCAATAGCGCGGACTGCCTTCCTAACGACAAGCTCACCGACGCCGGGCCAGAGACCATGAATTCGACTCAACCGCAATCCCGGCGTTCGGTGCAGCGTTTGGTTAGGCGCATTCGACATGACAGGTGCGACGGATCGGGACAGCCGACAAAGCAAAGCGAATACGCAACAGGACTCATCGACGTAACGCAACGGCGTAAATGGTCTGTGTGCCCAGTCTGCACGAAGCATCTCAACGTCCCGTCAGGAGCAAAAGCGCCGTGGCATAAAGGCGCGGTGCTCAAATGGAGATACTGAAAGCGAAACACTATGGCAAACCAGTGGCTATCGGAAGCGGATATTGAGGCACAAGCCGGAAGTGCCGTGCTGACGTCAAATGAAGTCCAGGAAGCGGCCGCGGCGGTTGCGAGGCAATGCACGGCGGTGGTGGCTAGATGTCTCGTAGAAGGGAATTTTTCTGATCTGAAACTGTGCATGAGACAAGAGCAAAAAGACCGGCAAATCAAGAAAGCTGTCGAGGCGTGGATAGCCGCGACGGGCGCAATCTACGACCCGCACCGCAGGAAATGGCTAATCACTGACGATGTCGGTTAGGCGAAAACGTAGGATGCTGCTCGTCTCAATCCCAAAGGAGCGACAGCGGCCACAAGCTCAACTTCGCATGAAAGATTACCTGGAATACCGAGAAACCAGACACGCGTACATGCGCGACGGGAAGCCGTTGTTCTTGGGAACCCCGGATCGCGTGGTTCAGTTTCCGAAGATCGGGTTGACGGTCGTGGTGGATTACAAGATGGGGAGATCAGAAGTTCCACGCTCTGACGGGAACATGCAACTGAGAAGCTACCTGTGCATGGAGCCTTTTGATGGTGAAGACACGGGTTTTGAGACTGAGTTCAGACCCAGCAGTCTTTTGAGGTTCCGTCTTTGTCCAGGAGCCTTGGATTTGCAACGTAGCATGACCGCCCAGGGGCTTTTCGACCCCGAACCGACAGAAGACTCAATGGAAGGCGCCCTGCTCCATAAAGCCATTTCTGAGCCTCTGGCGCCCAGGGACTATTTGACTCCGGAAGCTTTTGAGACCGTCGAGAAGGCCGAGCGCATGGAGAAGGAGTTCATTGACTTCGTCCTGGCCTCCAACCCGATCCTGCCGTTCTACGGCGCGATCTGCCAGCCTCGGACATCCAGAAAGGCGGATACGGTGACGTACACGGAAGATGACATCGTCAAAGCCCGCATGGAGATCAACGGCATCTGGGACGCGGCACACCAGGAAGGCGCGCCAAGGAACGCCAGCGCCGACTCATGCAAGTTCTGCCCGTGCAAAGCCCTGTGCCCGGAATACAAATCCTGGGTCATGGCCGTGGAGAAGATTCAGCATCTTCCAGCGGCGACGTGGGATGACGAGCAATGGGATTTGTTCCTAAGTCGTTGCGGCGAGTTGGCAAAGTTCATTGAGGACCGGAAGAACGACGCCAAGGCGATCAAGGCCGCAAACCCGGATCGGTTGCCGGGGTGGACGCTCAAGGATGGGGATGAAGTCCGAGTTGTGCAGGATCTCCCAGCGGCCTTTGCGGCTCTATCCGATGTCGTGAGCGGCAAGGAATTCTCCCAGCAATGCAAGATCAGCCTCGGCGGAATTGAGGAGACCATCTGGCGCGCCAGAAAGGATTCTCCCGGGCGGATCACGCAGCGCGAGGCCAAAGCGATCGTCAACGCCAAATTGGGGTCACTTGTGGCCATAAAGCAGAAAGCTCCATCTTTGGTCCGGAAGAAGCCATGATCCAAGCGTTAAAAGCGGCGTTCAATGGTTGGAACCTGCTTATCTATTTCGTTGTCGGATGTTGTGTTGCGACGATTGCGCAGGTCTGCGGAGCGCCGTATTGGCTGACGGTGGCTCTGACTTCAATTGTCGGATTTATCCTCGGCTGGAACATCAAATCCGTCCGGCTTTGGCTGAGAATCGACAAACCCGATGCCTGAGACCAGGCCTTGACCGAGCACCCCGACAAAGGCGGAACTCAGGAAAGGTGGCTCATCCTTCAGGAAGCCCTGGAACAAGCGCTCAGCAAGGTGACGAAGTGAAACGCCAGGTCCAACTCAGCTTCATTCAGAAACGGCTCATTTTTGAGGCGAGTAACTTTCACGCCGCAAGTCAGGAGGAACTTGCATGTTGGTCTGGGGTAAGCCTCTCCACAATAAAACGAGTTGTCAGTAAGTGGCGAATAATGTGTGAACAAGTTCCCGTTGACGCCGCGGGAGTGATTCGGTAAAACGAACGAAGGCTTTGAAAGTGCCTGTCGTTGCTGCTACCATGATTTTGCCGTTGGTTTCGTGCCGGTAATTCGGAATGGTGCGGTCGCCCACTTTGGCCAGCCATCTTTCACACGAGACCGACGGCATTTTTCTGCCCCGAACGCTAACATCAAAACTAAAAGAACAGCTAGGACTTGAAATATGAAGCGCTCGCGCCGGAACAGTCATCCGGACACCGAAGTTCCGGATCGCCTCCCACCGCACAGCCTGGACGCCGAGCAAGGCGTTCTGGGCTGCGTTCTCACGGATGCGGATGCCGCGGTTTTCGAATGTTTGCTTGATCCGGACGCGATGTACGACCTGCGGCACAGGACGATTCTGGAGAATCTCCTGGCAATGCACGACGAACGCATACCGATCGACCTGCTGACGGTCTCCAACCGGCTCCGGGACAAAGGCCAATTGGAGGCGGTTGGCGGTCTGGCTTACCTGGCATCTTTGCCGGACATGGTGCCATCGGCGTCACACGTCGCCTGGTACGCCAAGATCGTCTCGGACAAGGCGCGCCTGAGAAAGATCATCAAGGCCGCAACGGAAATCGTTGGCAAAGCTTATGATGCGGGCGATGACATCGAGGACGTGATCGACGAAGCGGAGCAGGCGATCATCCGAATGGGCGACGGCGGCGCCGGCACAAAAGCGATTCCGCCGATGAACGAGTTGATTGGCCGGGCGATTGAGACGATTGAGAACTTCCACGCGAACCAGGGGATTTTGACCGGGCTGTCCACGGGATTCCCGGACCTGGATAAACTGACGTGCGGGCTTCAGAACGGGGAAATGATTGTCATTGCCGCTCGGCCGAGCATGGGGAAAGCACAGCCGATGGATTCTAATGTTCTGACACCTTTCGGATTCAGGAGTCTGGCATGGCTTTGTGAGGTGGACGAGGTAATCGGTCTGGACGGGAAGCCAACGAGAGTGCTTGGAATTTATCCGCAGGGAGAGAAGCGAGTTTTCAGAGTCACGTTTTCCGATGGCACGTCCACGCGCTGTTGCGAGGAACATCTTTGGAAAACGCAGACGCGGAACGAACGCCGGCGTGGAGAGGGATTCACGGTGAAGAACACGGCGACTATAGCTGCAACACTGCATCGGGAAGGCGGGAGTCCAAACCATGCGGTTCCTTTGCATGGACCAGTTGAATTCACGACGGTAATGTCACCACTGCCGATCCATCCGTGGCTTCTGGGCGCGTTGATCGGCGATGGGAAGCTAAAGGCCGGAAACATTGGCTTCTTCAAACCCGAAGAAGACGTTCAGGAGAGGGTGAAGGAATTGCTGCCGCCAGAGGATACGTGGAGTCCTGCTATTGGTGGGCTTCGGATTAGAAGGAGAAAGCGAAGTAATTTGAAAAGCCGCACGGCAGAAATTCTTGAGCATTTCAATCTACGCGTGAAGTCACCGGACAAAAGAATCCCCGCCGAGTACATGACGGCTCGGATTCACGAACGACTGAGCCTGTTGACTGGCTTGCTAGACACGGACGGGCACACCTGCGGGCCTTCCGTGGAATACTCAACATCCAGCAGTCATTTGGCTGAGCAAGTTCCGTATCTCGCGCGTGGACTGGGTTACGTGGTATCCACGCCATCAGTACGGATTCCAAAGTTCCGATACAAAGGCCAACTGAAGGAAGGATTGCCTTCGTGGAGATTCCAAATCCACATGCGGCCTGGCGTTCCTTTGCCGATAACTTCGCTCAAACACCTTTCTCGGGTGAAGTTAACAAACCGAAAATTTCATCGGTCGATTGTGAGCGTGACTGATGAAGGAATGGAGCAATGCGCCTGCATCCGAGTTGAAGCGGCCGATTCGCTTTATCTGACCGATGACTTCATTCCGACTCACAACACCGCCATCGCCATGCAGATTGGCGAGACGGTTGCCATTGACCAAAAACTTCCGGTGGGCATCTTCAGCCTGGAAATGACCGCTGATTCCTTGACGATGCGGATGTTGTGCTCGCGCGCCCGGGTGAACATCCGCAGCATTCGGGAAGGGTTCCTGGCCGAACGCGACTTTCCAAAGCTGACGGCCGCTTCGGCTAAAATCGCCGGAGCACCGCTCTACATCGACGATTCGTCATCCTTGAGCATCTTCCAACTGCGCACCCAAGCCCGGCGCATGGCGCGGCAGTACGGGATCAAGCTGTTCGTCGTCGATTACCTGCAGCTCCTCCATTCCAGTTCCAAGAAAGCGGACAACCGCCAGCAGGAGATTGCGGATGTCTCGCGCGGGCTAAAGGCGCTGGCCAAGGAATTGAACGTTCCGATCATCGTCCTCTCCCAACTCAACCGCGAGGTGGAACGCGACGGGAAACGGCGCCCGCGCATGGCGGATCTTCGCGAGTCCGGCGCGATCGAACAGGACGCGGACTTTGTCGGCCTGCTTTACGCGCCGAAGGACAAGGACGATGACGAAGAAGTGTCCAATCCGGAGGTCGGACCTGTGAATATGTGGATTGCCAAACAGCGAAACGGCGCCGCCCAGATCGACGTTCATCTCACCTTCCTGCGTTGTTGGACCCGGTTCGAATCGGCGGCAAAGGTGTCTGCCGATGATGTTCCAGGCGGTCTTCCGTACAAGGACTGATGCACCTTCCCACCGACGCCGAGTTCGACGCGCTGTCCGCCGTGTTCGAGGAGGAGGGTTACGTCGCCCCGCAGACCGATCCGCACGGTTCCTACTACAAGCCCTACCGCCCGAAGCTCAACCCGCTCCAGGGCGAAGTGTACGACGCGATCAAGGAGCATTTATTTTCGCTGATATTTGGAGAGAAATTTTCAGGAAAATCTACTGTGGGAATCCACGCTCTGGTGGATCATTGCAGGGAAGGAAGCAATGCGCGCGGCCTGATCATCGTCCCCACCGGTCGCCAGGCCGAGGAGGGCGGTGTCTGGTACAAACTCAACACGTTCGTTAAAGAGGAATGGGAGCAGGGCGGCCGGGCCATCTTCACCGAGCCGCGCCAGAACAAATACAAGGACACCTACATCTACATTTCGAACAAATTCGGCGGCTGGTCGCGCGTGGTTCTTGTCTCCATGCCCTACGAAGGGTTCGTCGCCTCGCGCATCAAAGGGATCGAGCCAACGTTCGTTCTGGTGGACGAAGCGCAGACATTGGAGAGCGACACGTACTTCAAACACGTCGTCCAGCAGCTTGGCCGAGATCCGCACATCGCCCATCAACCGATCGTTTACACCTGCAACCCAGCCGGGCCGTCGCACTGGCTCTACGACCGGTTCTTCGTCAAGCCGGTGGATGCAAAAACCGGGAAGTGGAACGATCACTACTACGTCAAGCACCTGCCGATGACGGACAACAAACCCAACATGCCGGCCCATTACTGGGAACGGATGCTGGACGCAACCAAGGGCGATGAGACGGAGTACCGCCGGATGATCCTGGGCGAGTGGGTGGAAGCGCCCACCGGGGACGCGTTGTTCGCCAGCGATTTTAACGAACAGGTCCACGTCAAGCCAAGCGGGCCGGGAGCGGCGCTCCATAACCGCGGCATCCTGCCCGTCGCAGGGTTGCCAGTGGAACTCGGCTGGGATTTAGGTGCTGCGCATTCGGCAGTGACCTTTGTGCAATTCATTCCAACCAAGGACAAGGTTCTCTGGCTGGTGTTTGATGAGGTCATCAAAATCGACAGGTATTTTCCATACACGAGGTTGGTGCCCCAGGTAATGGGAAGGATGAAGTACTGGAACGAACGTCAGAAATGCGATTTCAAATTTCACCACATCTCGGATGAAGCGGCGTTCAACCAGTACCGCGCCCGCGAGGGCAGCTTCGATTACAAGGATGTTCAGGAAATCTCCGGGGGCGCAATCAGGATGGTCCCGTGCCCAAAAGGTCCAAACTCCATCTCCGCGCGCGTCAGGCTCACACGGGAAAAACTTCAGAATGGCGAGTTGCTTGTCAGCGCGATCTGCACCAAAACGAGGGAAATGTTCCTCCGGCTTGAAACCAGTCCCAACGACCGGATGGTTCCAAAGCCAAAGAGCAGGTTTGGCCACGCCTTCGATTCACTGTCCTACGTGTTTTTATACTACGCCGCCAAAGGCGCGTCGG